CCTTTTATTAAAAGGTGAAAACGTATCTTGGAAAACGATTAGAAGTCGTTTTGAGTTAGAATCACCAAGAGCGATGATAGATACTCTTAGAGCCGAAGGTTATATGATTTACGGTAATAACGTAAGAGGTCGTAAAGTGTATCGTATGGGTACACCGACTAGAGCAATTATTGCTGCTGGTATTCAGGCACTTTATGGTACTGAATTTAAATATGACAACCATAAAGTAAAAGTAAGAAAAAGAGATTTGGCGCCTATTGACGCCTAGTCCTAGGAAGGGTGGCGAGAAATCGCCACCCTATATAATGTTATGGTAGATATAAAAAAAGAAAAACAAATTAAAATAGGTTACCAAAATTATCAATTAGATTTTTGGCCGGAGTCATTTGCTTCTTCAGAACAGGCAGAGGGTGAATTTTTCAGCAAAGAACAAAGAATTGGTGTAAGAGATAAAGATTTAAATACTACACATGGTGCTAATACAGTTTTACATGAAGTATTACATGGTGTTGTGTATCAATATGGTTTATGTGAAGTTGTTAAAGATAGTGAAGAAAGATTAGTTAATACTCTAGCAAATGGATTGATGTCAGTATTTGTAGATAATCCATGGTTTTTAGATTATTTAAAACAAGCCATAACACAAAAAGAAATTATGACCATAGAAGAATATGGTGACAAAGATAAAAAAGTAATTGTTACCGAAGATGACGGTGAGATATGGTAAATGAATTTAAAGTAGGTATTTTTAACTTACTAAAGAAACTAGGCGGGACTAGTATTGGTAGAGCAATTGTATATACAATAGGTCATATATTAATTGCTATGACTTGTAACAGACTAATAACAGGTGCTGATTGGTCACTAGCCGGCGTTGATGCTTTAGTTGAACCTTTAGTAAATGGTGTTTGGTTTTATATGTTAGATAGATTATGGAGTAAAAATGTCAAATTATTTTAAAGTAAGTAACAGATACAAAAAAAGTTTTATAGAAAATCAATTGATGGTCAAAGATTTACCTGATGGCACAAAACAATCATTTATCCAAGAAGATACTTGGCGTTGGGGTGAAATAGTTGTAAAAACAGACTTATCACTAGAAGAATTTAAAGAAGATATAGATGCTGAAAATGATAATGGCTTTATCAGTACCGAAGATTATGAAGTTGCTGATTATGGTGATTTTAATGACGGTGTAGCCTTATATTTTAATAGTTGTGTAAATATTACCGAAGAAGAAGTTGAAAAGATGTATGAAGAAGATAGTGATTGGGAAAGTGTACATGGTTTTGGTTATGAAGATAGTTGGATTGATATACACGGACCTTTTGACATTGAAGATGTAACGAAAGATTACACATAAACCATGATATTAGTTGATTTAAACCAAGTATTAATTTCAAATCTAATGGCTCAAACAAGGGGTAAGCCTGATGTTCGACCCAATAAAGATATGATTAGACATATGGTTTTAAATTCACTAAGAGGATTTAATATAAAATTTAAACAAGACTATGGCAATATGGTCTTATGTTCAGATGCCGGGCAACCTTGGCGTAGAGAAATATTTCCCAATTATAAACATAGTCGTAGAAAAAACAGAGTTGAATCAGAAACAGATTGGGACTATATATTTACAGTAATCACGGAGATAAAAAATGAAATCGCTGAAAACTTTCCTTATGTCGTTATGTACGAAGCCCACTGTGAAGCTGATGATATTATTGCTACTTTGGTTAAGCATTATAGTCATAGTGAATCAATAGTTATCATATCAGGTGACAAAGACTTTATACAATTACAAGCATATCCCAATGTTAAACAATATGCCCCAATACAAAAAGAATTTGTAGGAGAAGGTATTGATCCCAAAGTATTTTTACATGAACAAATTATTAAAGGTGATAGGTCAGATGGTGTACCAAATATATTAAGTGATGATGATGTTTTTCTTACAGATAAAAAACAATCACCGATTACTAAAAAAAGATTACAAGAATGGTCAAACACAGATAACATACCTTTAGGTAGTCAGACTAAAAAGTATTATGAAAGAAACAAAACATTAATTGACTTGTCACAGATTCCAGAACACATAGAAAAAAATATACTAAATAACTTTAGTAACTACAAAACACAAGGCAGGTCCAAACTGTTTAATTATTTTGTAGTGAATAAATTGAAGTCATTGATGGAAAATATTAACGACTTTTGAACATACGTATGGAGAAATATAATGGTACAAGATAATCCAAATCTAATATCAAAAAAGTCTATGAGTGCTATGACAAGCACATCAGGTTCTAGTCGACCATTAGTAAGTGAAATATTTACTAAGATTAATAATGCTAAAGACAAACCTAAAAAGATTGCTGTATTAAAACAATACGATAGTCCAGCACTTAGACAATTGATAAAGGGCGCTTTCGATCCAAATATACAATGGGAATTGCCTTCGGGTGAACCACCATTTATAGCAAACGAAGCTCCTATCGGAACAGAACATACTTACTTAGAAAATGAAGCAAAGAGATTGTGGCATTTTGTAAAGGGTGCTGATTCTAAAACAAACAAACTTCAAAAAGAAACTATGTTTATTCAAATGTTAGAAGGTTTACACGCCTCCGAAGCACAGGTTCTTTTAGATATTAAGAATAAGAAACTTAATAAATCATACAAAGGGTTTACCGAAGCCGTTGTCAAAGAAGCCTTTGGGTGGAATGACAATTTTGTAACCCCATAGTCAATATTTAGAGGGTGTGCTATTCTGTCACCCTCTAAACCCCTTTAAAATCAACACTTTTTTCTCCATTTTTTAGTTGACATCTCAGTCAAAATGCTCTATAATAAATATTATTACAAACTGAAAGGTATATTATGAAATTTTTGATTACATTAACGGTAGGACTTATATTGACATTTGGTCATCAAGTCAAAGCCAGTGAAGCATATTATGAAGCCGTAATCGGACATATTGCCCAATCAAAATTGAATGGGACAAATATTGATGAAGGTTATTTGATGGAGGCAGAATTAAAAAGGCTCTCACATCAATTTGCTATTGAATCTATATCGATACTACAAAAATATTTACCGTCTATATTAGATGGTGTAGCATCTGAAATGAGATTACAATCAGATAAAGAATACAAATGTTCTTTACTGGAAGGATCAAAAATTGAAGATGATTGTTAAGGAGATATATGACAAGAACGGAGAAAAAAATGAAGATTAGAAAACTGTTAAGAAAAGACTTAACAGGTAAATCTTTATACAAAACTACATACAAAGATATCAAAAAGTATTTTGGACTCATCAATGAATGTATTTTTGAAAATAGATTATCTCCCTTTAATGATGTAAAGATTAAAAGAATTAATGGCAGAACTTTAGGACAAGTTGTCATTATGGAATGGAAAAGAAAAGGCACAAGACAATATCATTTAGAAATGTTGCCTGAATATCGAAACAAAAAAGAATTTGTGGACACTCTTGGACACGAAATGGTACATTTGTATCAAATGGCGAATGTCGGTGACACCGGCAATCATAACAAACTGTTCTATAGTTTTGGACCGAAACTAAAGCAAATAGGACTTTCTTTATAATTCTGAGGAGAATAATATATTATGAGTAAAGAACTTGACAAACACCTAAAAGAAGTCATCAAAAAAGTACCAGAAACGATACAAAATTTTTTAGATGATACGACCAGTGAAACCGAATTAACTTATTATGTGGGTAACTGGCAAGAAGATGTATTAAACAATTTTACAACAAAACAATCCGATAAAATATTTGCTGAGATGAGATTATTTCAGGACAAGGTACATTTTTTTCAACGTAAAATGAATTTTGAATATGAAATGATTAAAAATAGAAAAGTTGAAACAGTGGGTTCTTATGAATACATTGTTAGAAAGAAAAAAATTAACAAGCGATTAAATTAACTACATTATTAGGAGGTGACTATGATTACTTTGATTATGCCTAAAGAAAGGTTTAACAATCTGATGGCATCAATAAAACGAGGCGTAGCAGGACTAACCACCATATTTTTTTTCGTGTCTACATTGGCGGTAGGTTTAACACTGTATAAAGAACAACAAATACAACAAGAAAAACAACAAGAACTATACTTAGATAGTTTAAATGGGGTAAAACCAGTTATTACATACTTTGATAATCAAACATTTTTAGATGGTGTCAATCAATGTATCGATTATCTTTATTACAATAAAGTACCTAAAAGTAATTGGATTAATAGAGAATTAATATTAGCACAGGCAGCCTTAGAGAGTGGTTGGGGCACTAGTCGATTTGGAATAGAAGGTAATAATCTTTTTGGTATTCGAACTTATGATTTACGAGAACCTCATATGTTGCCTTGGAAAGATAAACCTAACCCGTGGGGCGTTCAAGTGTTTATGAATAAATGTGATAGTGTTGAAAAGTACATAAATATTCTCAACGAAGGAACACATTTTGAAGATTATCGAACTGCTGTAGCAAATGGTGAAACAGATTCTATACAATTGTTACAAACATTAGATGCTTATGCTACCGATAAAAATTACTTCACAAAGGTAGAAAAAATAATCTTAAAAATTAGGGACGAGTATAAACTAAATTACTTGATAAAATAATGTTTTTAATATTACTTACATTTATATCAGCGATTTCAATTTCAATAATTGCCGCTGGTTATTCAATCATAGGTTTGGCGACTTTATTTGCTGGGGCAGCTGTACCGATTATTGCTATGGGTTCAGCATTAGAAGTTGGTAAACTTGTTGTTGCCAGTTGGCTATATCGAAATTGGAAATCAAGTTTATTGCCTAAAACAATTAAATACTATCTGACAACAGCAGTAATAGTTTTAATATTCATTACATCATTAGGCATCTTTGGTTTCTTATCAAAAGCACATTTAGACCAAGTTCAACCCACATCAGGAAATACATTACAAATAGAATTAATCGATAATCAAATTATCACACAAGAAAGAATTATAGAGAGGTCACAAAAGACATTAGACTTATTAGATTCTACATTAGAAACATATGTCGACATGGAATATGTCACCAGAGGTTTAGAAGAAAGAGAAAAACAAAAGCCTGAAAGAGAAGCACTTCAGTTGACTATTGCCGAAGCGAGTGATAAAATTTCAGATTTATCAAATCAACGATATGATATAGAACGAGAACAATTAAAGATTGAAGCTGATGTTGGTCCTTTAAAATATGTAGCAGAACTAATCTATGGTTCAGAAAATGCCAAAGACCATTTTGATGAAGCCGTAAGACTGATTATTATAATTCTTATCTTTGTCTTTGACCCTTTAGCAGTCTTAATGTTGATTGCTGCCAATATCTCTCTAAGAGAAAGACAGTTAAAAAAGAAATTAGATGAAACTAACGAACAAGAAAAAGTACAGAAATCATTAGAACGAGCCAAAAGACAAAATCAAAAATTAAAGAAGAAAGACCGTGATTTTAGAAAGATGGTTGCTTCTGTAGGTGATTTAAAAGACTTAAATGATGATGAAATCAAGGTAAAACTCAATCAAATCTATGATTGGAATGAGAAAAAATAGACTTGACATATCATCAAAATAGTATATAATTGTAACGTGATGACAGATTTAATTATCAAAAGACTTCAAATGAACGCCACAAAGATGATTATCACCAGTCAAAGTGATTGGTCATTTAAGTTTTGGAATTCTGTTTTAAGTAAATTAATTGACAAGTATGGTGATAAAAGGAGTAATATACATTATGATACAATCCATTAAAGACTTTTTTCAAAGAATGTACGTTCCTGGTATGTGGTTTTGGTATATGGTTGTGTCTGTTTCATTTATAAATTTTATAATTACATTTTTATATTTTGATAGTTCACCCAAAAAATCTGATGAATTTATACAAATGGAACAAGACATACAGGAAATAATGTTGACATTAGATGAAATGAATGATACACTAGACAGAATGATTGCTAGAGTAAAAGAAACACAAGAAAGGTTGAATGATAATTAATACAATCTTTGTTATCATAGGACTAGTATATATGTACTATGTACTAAAACTATGGTGTTGGTTATTTTTTGGAGGTAAATAATGAATATTTTCTACTTAGATAAAAGTCCTGTTAAGGCAGCTGAGATGTCATGTGACAAACACGTAGTCAAAATGATATTAGAATCTGCTCAAATGCTATCTACAGCACACCGTGTGTTAGACGGCGAAGAATATTTTGATAAAACTGCTAACGGCAGAAAAATTAGAAGATGGCGTTTATCTGATAAAGTAAAAGAGAATACTATATACAAGGCAGGTTGGCTTAATCATCCAAGTACAAAATGGGTGATGGATTCAGCCTACAATTATTGGTGGTTATATCAACATATGATGGCGCTAAATGAAGAATATAAAAAGAGATACAATCATACAGACGACCATTTATGTGTACAAAAGTTAAAAGAAGTTTTACGTTATCCACCTAAAAATGCTGACGTAAAGAAACCTGGTTATGAAGCCACACCGGCGATGCCAGACGAATGTAAAGTGCCAGGTGATAGTGTGGCAAGTTATCGTAAATATTACATTATGAAAAAACAAAGATTTGCTACATGGAAATCACCTGCTAAAATGCCAACGTGGTTTAAACAAGGAGTTGAAAATGTCACAAGTATATAAAAATGCTAAAGAATATAATAGAGAAAATATGATTGAAGCAATTAAGACACACGCTGAAGGTCATATTAGAAAACACGCTATGAATGTAGAAGTGTATTTAAAAAACGCTGCTGGTGTTGGTGAACATCCTGACATCTTAGAAGCAGTAGAAAAAGAATTAGAACAGGTCGCTAAATACCATGACCAATTAGAGGTAATTAAACACTATTTTGAATAATGCCAACATACGAATTTGAAAATACAAAGACAGGTGAACAATTTGAAGATATGATGACCATATCTGAAAAAGAAGATTACCTAAAGAAGAATCCACACATACAACAAATTTATACTAGACTAAATATTGTTAGTGGTGTTAATACAAGTAATAAAACAGATTCAGGTTGGAAAGAAAACCTAAGTCGTATTGCTGAAGCACATCCTAATAGTGCTTTGGCAAAAGAACATGGTAGTAGAAAATCTATTAAACAAGTTAAAACTGAACAAGTATTAAACAAACATAGAGCAAGGAAAAAGTAATGGCAGATATACCAGATTATATGAGAGGTTTTGATTTAGATGATGATTGGGGATTTACTCCTGTCACAGCAAAACCTGAAACAGAACAACAACCAGCCATTGACCCGAGTATTATAGAAAATTCTAATTTAGAACTGGCTAAAGTAAAAGAAGATGTATCAGACATCAAATCAATGATGAATGAAGTATTACAGATTGCTTCTGAAAATAGAACACAAGCAGTAGAGATTACAGATGAAGCAATACAACAACGATTTAAAGATATAGAAAAGATTATATTACCTTTTTTATATAATCTTTCTAAATCAGATGAGCCTTATATTCATTGGCCGAACCGTGGTCCGATAATTAAGGCACAAATTGAAAAAGTCCTAAAACTCACAAGGGGGTAGTATGGATTATAAATCAATACACAAGACCTTAAAGACTAAGGTCAATGTAACCGAAGAAGTACGAAATAATGATAGAAGTTATGCCTCATGGCATGAATTGAGAGAATTAAAGAAACAAAAGCTACAAGCGAAAGATAGATTACACGGAGTAAGAAATGAAAGCTAATTATCAAAAATGTTTAGAAACAATACTACACCACGAGGGCGGTTATGTGAATCACCCGAAAGACCCAGGAGGAGAAACAAATCTAGGCGTCACCAAGAGAGTTTACGAAGAACACGGTGGCACAAAAGATATGAAAGACCTAACGGTTGAGGATGTAGCACCAATATACAAAAAAGGATATTGGGATAAATTAAAGGGCGATGATTTGCCATCAGGTTTAGATTTATGTGTCTTTGACTTTGGTGTC